ATCTTACCGGAAAGCGTATGCTATTAATCCCTGGACTGATAGAAGTATTACGGATTCCAACGCGTCAGCTCTTGTTAGAACAAGTAAGATATTAGAGCGTATTACAGAGCTACGCGAGCCTAAAGCAAAGGCTCTTATAGCCGGGATAGATGAAAGAAAAGAGATTTTAAGCCGGATAATAAGAGGTGATCAGCCATCCAGTACACAAGAAAAGAGTCAAGCAGGCATGGAAACCATCATAACAAAGAATAACAACCCTGTCCCGGCCATGTCAGAGCTTAACAAGATGGATCACGTGTACGAACCGGCTACAGGTGTGAGTGTAGATAATAGGACCATTAATATCCTGGTAGTCGATAAGGAAACAAAACAGCTAATGGAACGGGTAAGGTCCGGGGAAGGAACAGAGAACTTGATAGAAGATGATAAAACAGAGGGCACAGAAGATTAATAGAACTATGCTGTAAGGCGTTGTAGTAAGCACTAGACCACATGAACAGTTAAAGTAAGGGCATTCTACGAGCCTAGCATTACATATTCGATAAAGCCTGTAATTGTCGTTTAATTAACGGTAAGTAGTCAATTGATATGAACAGTAGAGAGTAGAAGAGGAGCATGGCATACCCCCTCAAACAATAGATAAGGAGTCCCATAGGCTTCCGAATTTTTTACCATTTTTAAGAAAAGGAGCGTATATTATGTCAAACGGGATGGAAAAGATATTAGAGTTTTGTGGGTTAAGAAAGGAGATGTCTACTGCTGGGTATAAGATGTGGTTTGAACAAGATGGCACGATTGTTTCCCCCACAGACAGTGTTACGCATGAGCCTGTCTTAGACATGAACTTCTTCTTTCAGTATGTAGTGCCGAAGTTAACAGATAGGACAATATTATTCAGGGAGATGGGTGATAATTGGCACGTAGTATTAGGAAATGCTCCTGCTGAGACACCTATAACTGGTGTAGCTAGTGACCCCAATCTAGCATGGCAGTCCGCTCTGGAGAAGTTAATCGAGCATGACGAGGTATCCAAGTTAAGGCATAGGATATAAGGAGCGAAGATGATACTGAGTGATGAGGAGATAATAAACATTGCACGTGGGAAATACCAAAAGTCATTTGTTGTAACTGATAGGGATAGAGATATAGCCAAAGCCCAGCACCAGAAAACTCTTAGTGGAATGATGGATAAGGGGTTTCTGATAACTATATTTAGTGTAGGGTTTGGTACGGGTGTAATTGCTGTCTTGGTACTTTTAGAACTCATGGGGTACTTTTAAGGACATAACATGACAACACCGATAAACAGGCAGGTAATCCTGATAGCTAACAGACTGGACATAAGCATTATCCAGGCGTTAAAGATATTAGACATAAAAGCCAAGTATGAAGAGGAGCATAAAGAGGAGCGATAATTGCCGGATGTAAAGATAAGAACGACAAAGGTATTCAAGGAGATAATACAGGCTTGGTTAGGCAGTAAGAGAAGGGTGTTACTGGAGGGTGGTACTTCCAGTTCCAAGACGTTTTCGGTGTTACAAGCACTGGTAATGATAGCCCAGGATGCCAAACAGCCGATATTGATATCAGTGGTCTCGGAGTCTTTGCCCCATCTGAAGCGTGGGGCTGTCAGGGACTTCTTTAATATCATCAACGAGAGTTCGGATAATAACCCTAACTGGAGTAAGACGGAGTTTACTTATACCCATCCGTTGTGGAAGGGAAGGATAGAGTTTTTTGGTGCTGATGATGCGGGTAAGGTAAGAGGGCCGAGACGCGATATCCTGTTTATGAACGAGGGGAATAATATACCGTGGGAGACTGCTAGAGGTCTTGATATCAGGACATCACGGTTTACTGTAGTTGACTGGAATCCGGTCAGCGAGTTCTGGGCTCACGAGTTCTGGAAGGACTTCCCTGAGAACGCTTTTAGCCATTCTACTTATCTGGATGCTAAGGCTGTATTACCACCTCAGACGGTACTTGATATCGAGTCTTATCGGTATAAAGACCCGAACTGGTGGAATATCTACGGGCTCGGATTACTCGGTAAGATAGAGGGGTTGGTACACCCGAACTTTGAGCAGGTGGAAGAGTTGCCGAAAGGGAATTACTTTTACGGACTGGACTTCGGGTTTACTGATGATCCTACTGTTTTGGTTAGGAATGTTATTTCCGGTGATGCCCTGTACTCAGAGGAATTGATTTACGAGAGAGGGCTAACCAACGATATGATATCCCGTGGTATGGACTTAGCTAATGTCAGGCAGAACTATGACGAGATATGGGCTGATAGCGCGGAGCCGAAGTCGATAGAAGAGATTAGCCTAAAGCACTATAACATCAAGCCATGCGAGAAAGGGCAGGGTTCGGTACAGTTCGGTATACAGAAGGTCAACCAGTACCGGCAGTTCTGGACTAAGGACTCTGTTAATTGCATTAAAGAGCAGAGGAACTTCCGGTATATACAGGATAAAAACGGCAAGTTTACTGAGAAGACAACCCACAAGTGGAGTCATGGGATGGATGCCAGGAGGTATGCGGTATCAAGTCATCTGGTCAGGATAGGCGGTACGAATTTAATACCGGCATTTGTACCGAGTGGATAAGACATGAACATCACTGTAGTTCAGGAAGACTTGATGGATAAGATGACAGAGCCGATAGGCGAGTGTGCTCTGTGTAGTCTTGAGATTACTATTGACAGGAATCTTTCTCCAGAGGTCAAGCGGAGACTGGCTATCCATGCTGTGATAGAGAACTATTGCCGAATGTGGCCACACGCGAAAGTAGACCAGTTAGAGGATTTTATCGTAGATGCTCTGGAGCAATTAGAAGAGGTGAGCAATGAAAATAGGACAGGGTAAAAAGGGTTCACAAGAGGGCTATGAGATAACAGGGCCTTTTACTGTATATGGCACTCAGCAGGAATTACTGAGGTTTGCTACTCAGCTAAGGCATGGTGCGTTAAAGGTTGACCCTGGTATTGTGGATATAGATACTACTCTTGATACTCCGGTGGAATCAGTTAAACCGTGGAAAGATAAATAAGGAGTAATCCTATGGCCATTGAAAGTAATGCTCAAGATGAACTCAAGAAGATGGAGAAGCTCAGGGAACAGAGAAAGCCCTTATTTGACCGCATGGACATGACTTTCAGTTTCTTCCGTGGTGATAAGTTTCAGATACCAATAGCAGAGGGCAAGTGGGAGAACGTGACATCTAACAGGGCTCAGGCTGATGGTTGGAAGATGATAAATAGCTTGGGTGCTGCCGCGAGACAGATATCAATAGAGGTTAAGAAAGAGGACTCAAACGACAGGAATAAGATAAGTTTCAATGAGTTGCTTGTCCACAGTATGCTCTTCAGTGCAGAGAGACAGAGGGATGGATTACCGGAAACTCCGTTGTTCCAGTTTGAAATGGCTTTCTACAGGGTAGTCAGAGGATGGGGTTCTTATCGTTTACTGGTTATGGAAGATGATGACGGGAAACCGTATCTTGACTTAGCCATTTGGGATCCCCGGAATGTCAATTATATCTCAGGCCGTACCGGATTAGTTAAAGCCTACAATGAGCGTACTGTCCATGTAGATCAGGTAATGGATGAATACCCTAGTTATAATGGCGGTTCTGATAATGACGGGCTTGTTAAGATTGTGGATGTCTGGGATTGCTCAAAGAGAGAAACAGAAGAGGCAGTAATAGCCGGTGGGGAATACCTTAAAAAGCCGACAGTTGTCAAGGTTGGTGGACAATCCATAGATTACTTGCCTATCAGGATAAAGGCAGGTGGCGGTGTACCGTATGTCAATGAGGGACAGACTACAAACTCTACTACCAGTGACGGTAATAAAAATATAGCAAAGGTCGGTGAGGACTATCTGGTAAATAACAGGGATTTACTGGAAGAAGAAAGTCGAGCCATGAGTTATAAAAAGACTCGTGCTGGATTAGAAGCCAAGATGCCAACTGTCATTGAATGGGACAGCCGAGTTGGTGACTTGCCACCTGAATTTGAGAAAGACCCGTATGTAAAGGGTGGTTTCATATTCCTTGATGTAGGAAAGGGGCAAAAAATAACAGACTCATTAACAATGACAAGCGGCAACCTGATAACTCAATACCATATTGACATGGATGGCAAGTTAAATACAGGTGGTCTTAATCCGATTGCCTTTGGTGAGGGTGGTTCTACCGAGACAGCCTTTGGTGTTGATATAAGAAACCGCAATACCAGAGAGCATATGTCGCCATTCAAGTTAGGCATGGAAGGTGATTACGTCTGGATAGCCACTGAAATAGTCAAGCAATATAAGGCAGGTAGCTTCAGTGATAAACAAGTGTTTGAGGGGTTTGATTCTAAAGCACAGTGGTTCAGTGAGAAAATTAAGTCTAGCAGTCTGGAAGATGGTAAGGTCTTCAGGTGCAGGGTTATTCCAGAGGAACTGAGAGACAGGGCGGCTCATACCCAGATGGCATTAGACGAAGCTAGTATGCTGCCACTCAGGGAGAGACTGGATATTCACCAGTTATCAGATGATCCTGATGCTTCGATTGAGGCATTATGGCAACAGCAGGCTGACCAGATGTTTAATACTCCTGCGGTAAATGGTTATCTGGCAATGGTTAAGGACTATGCTAAGAATCCTAGCGCAGATAAGAAGATGAAATTAAACCATGCTTTCCAAATGCTGCTGTTAGCACAGGTACAGACTGCACAGGCATTAGCTTCTGCGACAGGCGGTGGGCAAGAGCAAGCACCGAGGAAAGAGGGTGGTGCGAATAACCCTGCAACTACCAACAGAAAGGTAACTACTAATACTTCAGGGCCTAAGCCACAGCCTAGAATAGCCGGAGGTGGTTAAATGGTATTTCCTTTTACGCCCACAAATCCAGAATTAGAGTTCCCTGTAGAGCAACTCCGGCCTATTACGACCAGTGAGGAATTATTCGGCATTGAACCCACAGTAAAATCTCCCAGGAAGCAACCAAACTTTCTCGGGGAGCAAATAGAGGAACGTGGTATAGAATTTGAGGGTGGCAGGGCTTCTACCAAGCAAGGGCAGGATTTTATAATTGATTATATGGAACAATTCGGAACTGCACCTTCACCATTCCAGTTAGGGCAGTTTAAACAAGGTCTAGGAACAGACTTGGACTTTCTGCCAGGTAGTACATCCGGTAGGATGGGTTTCCAGAATGAGGCTCAAAGAATAGCAGCCCAGCAAGCCAATCAGCAGTTCGGTCCGGGTCTTGGTGCTGATGTCCCTCAAGGCGGACTTATTATTACCAGAAATGGTATACCTCAGTTCAGGACATTTGAGCCAGAGAGGTTCATG